ATGAACGACAACTGGATATTTTCCGATATTCCCTACACCCGCCCGGACGTGGAGGCCCTTCAGGCCCGGTACGACGACCTGACCCGCCGGGCCAGGTCCGCCGCCGCGGCTGAGGATCTTCTGCAGGTGGTGCGGGAGCGGGACGCGCTGCAGCAGGAGGTCTGCCTGTACCAGAGCATCGCCACCATCCGCGCCTTCCATGACGTGACCGATGCGTTTTACCAGCAGGAGATGCAGGAGACTCTCCCCCGGTTGGAGACACTGGACAGCCAGTCTCTGGCCATGGCCATCGCGGAGAGCCCCTTTGCCCCGGCGGTGGACGCGGCCTTTGGCCCCCAGCTGCGGGTGCTCCTGACTCTGGATCACCGGCTCCACGCCGGAGGAAAGGAGCTCCAGGCCCGGATCGCCCAGCTTTCGGCCCAATATCAGCAGCGGATCGCCGCGGCAAAATATCAGATCCAGGGCGAGACCCTCAGCGGCGGTCAGCTGCGGGCCGCCATGGCCAGCCCCGACCGCAGCCGCCGCAGGGCGGCCTTCGAGGCACAGATGCAGACGATGCTGGACCAGGCGGATGTTCTGGAGTCCCTTTTGCGGGAGCTGGTCCATGCCCGGAACGATCTGGCCCGGGCCAACGGGTTTGATAATTTTGCCGACTACGGCGACCTGTCTCATATGCGTCTGGGCTACGGCAGAAAAGAGCTGGATGCTTTCTGCAGTCAGGTGCAGGCCCACATCACCCCCATTTATCTGCGGCTGCAGGAGGAGCAGCGCCGGCGTCTGGGCGTGGAAGCACTCATGCCCTATGACCGCCCCCTGGTCTTCCCGGCGGGCAACGCCGTGCCGGTGGCGGCGGCGGAGCTGCCCCGGGCCGCCCAGCGGATGTATCATGCCCTCAGCCCCGAGGCGGGCGCCTTCTTTGACGAGATGGTCCGCCACGGTCTGCTGGATGTGGAGGGCTCTCCCAACAAGATCGCGGGGATGGGCTTCTGCGACCAGCTGGGCGCCCCCTATCGGATGCCCTTCGTCTTTGCCAACTGCGACGGCACCGCCAGCGATGTCGCCGTCTATACCCACGAGCTGGGCCACGGGCTTCAGGGGTATCTTTCCATCCGGAGCCAGCCGGTGACCGACTATGTCGGTCTCAGCCCCGATCTGGCCGAGGTCCATTCCAAGACCATGGAGCTTCTGAGCCAACCCTATGCCCGGGATTTCTTCGGGGAGCAGGCCGGGCAGTTTTTGACCGAGCACCGCTACGGCTTCATCAAGGAGCTGTGCGCCTTCTGCTCCATCCACACCTTTGAGACGTGGCTCTACGAGCACCCGGACGCCTCTCTGGCGGAATGGGCGGAGATGTTTGACCGCACGGAAAAGTCCTTTGGCCGGGGACTGAACAGCGAGCTCTGGCGGCAGCAGATGCTGGCAGGCTGTGACCTGTTTGCCAACACGCCCCTGTATATGTTCCCCCGCTATGTGGTGAGCTACGCCCTCTCCATCGTCTGCGCCCAGCAGCTCAAGGCCGCCTATGATGCAGACCCCGCCGACGGCTGGGCCAGGTATCACGCCCTGTGCGCCTCCGGCGGCAGCAAGCCCTATGCCGAAACTCTGGCCGCCGCCGGTCTGCCCCTCCCCTATGTCCCCGGCGTGGTGGAGGGTATCGCCCGGTCGCTGGAGCAGGCGTTTTGGGGATAAGCTCCGCCGCGCCGTTGGATCTGCACACAGAGGACCCTTCCGGTATCAGCTCCACAAAAAGAAAGAGACACACGAACGTGTGTCTCTTTCTTTTTGATGGGATACCTTATACCCCCAGCAGCCTGCCCCAGGTGCCCTTACCGGCGATGCCGTCGGCGCCCAGACTGTACCTGGTCTGGAACTGTTTCAGCGCCGCCTCGGTACCCGCGCCGAAGTCGCCGTCCGCACCAGCAGCGCCGCAGTCGAAGCCGTAGGCGGTCAGCGCCGCCTGCAGCGTACGCACATCGCCGCCGGACATACCCCGGCGCAGGATGCGCGCGGCCACCTGCACCGTCTCCGCCTGCGCCGGGGCCATGGCGGGGACGCTCTCTCCCTCCGCGAACGCCACATCCAGTGCCTTGCACAGGCCCTCGGCGATGCGCTCGCCGATGACGGTGGTGTTGGCGATGATCCACTCCGCCACGCGGGGCACATCGTGGAAATCCACCTCGATATACACCGTGGGCGCGGCGGGATGCTTCACCTCGTAGAGGCCCGGATACGCCCGCACCACGTCGGGAGTCCCCGGTGTCAGCGGCCCCAGCACATCCAGCACCGCCCGGCAGGCTTTGTACCCGGCGCTGTTTCTGTCTGCGTCATAGCAGAAGATGTGCGTGCCGGTGGCCTTGCCGTTGGCGGCGTTGGTGTGGATGGGGACGTGCAGGTCAGCGCCGAATTTGTTGGACGCCGCCACGCGGTCAGCCATGGGTGCGTACTGCCCCACCATCACCTCCACGCCGGAGCGCTCCAGCGCCGCTTTGCAGGCCGCCGCGATGCGCCCGCACTGCACGTCCTCCGTGGTGCTGCCAACCGCATAGGTGTTGCGCCGCTGGTCGCTGGGCGACAGATACACGCGCTTGGCCATGGCTCACACCTCCGCTTCGCAGCTTTTCTTGTACTGCGCCGTGGAGACGCCCAGCAGTGCGCCCAGCAGTGCCGCCACGGCGGAGATGGTCATGGCCACCTGTTCGGCGTAGGGCCAGCCCCAGACAGGCGCCAGCGCCACATAGAAGGCGCTGAGCGCGGGCAGCACGATCATCACGATCCACTTCATCACATCGTAGACTTTATTATTCAGCTTCATAGCATCGTTCCTTTCCGGCCTTCCGGCCTGTTACATCTTATGCATCGGCAGCTTCCGCACTTCCTCCATGACCCGCTTGGCGCTGCCGTTGCCGCCCATTTTTTCGTAGGGCGCGTACAGGTAATCGTTGAGATTCTCGTACTCGTCCTGCGTGATGTACCCGCGGTCCACATACACCATGCCCAGATGCACGATGCGGTCGTGGGCCAGCCCCACCAGCATCTTCCGCTCCGCGTCTCCCTTGTCGACGCGCCGGGCCACCACGGCCCACAGGCCGCTGCTGGTCAGCACCGCCACCACCACGGGCACCGCGATCTGTGCCCAGATATCCACACGTTCACCTCCTTACAGCTCCGCCGACAGCAGGGACAGCGTACCGGCGCTGAGCACCGCGTCCGTCATCCCGTGCCCCGTCTTGGCGGCGCTGATGATCACGCCGTTGCTGCGCAGCGAGGACACGGAGAACGTGAAGCCTGTCTGCGCCGCGCCGCTCTTGTTTAGTACCTGAAAGCCGTTCTGCTTGATGGTGGGCAGCGCCCGCATGGTCACCGGCAGCGGCACGAAAAACAGGATCGCGTTGGCCTCCAGATTGGACGCCGGGCACTGGTACGAGGACAGCGGGATCAGATACCGCTGGCACCGGGACACCTGTTCGGCGTAGCTGGGGATCTCGTTGAGCAGCCAGTTCCCGTCCGCGTCCTGGTGGGCCAGCGTCTGCACACCGCCCAGCTCCAGCTTGGCGGCGATGGGAACGATGGAGGTCCCGTGCGGGATGTAGAACGATGCCTGTATGCTCTCGCCGCTGTTCAGCGTGCCGAATACGCCCGTCGTTGTGATCAAGCTGCCGCTGCCTGTTTTGGCCGGGAGCAGATGGCTCCAGCGCGTCCGGTCGCGGACATTCAGCGTCACATTTACGCCGTCCGGGTTGTCCACCAGCAGCGAGAACGTCATCTGCTTTCCCACGAACTGCATCGCCTCGTCGTTGGGCATCTTGCAGTTCATCTGGCCGACGTTCGTTTCCGAGGTGGACGACAGCGTAGCGTTGGCCACGTTGTACTTCGTGCCGTCGAACTGCACCGCCCAGCGGTCGATGCAGTCGATGTTGAAGTTGCCGGAACCTGTGTACTCCGCCTGTCCCCGCTGGTTCACCGGGTTCGGGAAGTACCAGTTGACCAGGATATTATCGTTGGAATAGGCTCCGATGGCCGCCAGTGCCGCGCAGAACTCGTCGTAGGTGCCGTTGTAGCCGCCGCGCTTCGCGTCCGCGTAGGCGCTGACAATGCCGAGATTCAGATAGGGTGTGCTCATAGCTTCAACTCCTCTCATGTCCCCACCTTGACGGTGCCTGTCACGTCAGGCGGGAAATCGCCGGTGACGGCCAGCTCCGTGTGGACGGGGTAGCTGGGCAGCTCCCCCAGCGTCAACGTCTCCGTGGTGGGCGTCGCCAGCTCGTACCAGATGGTCATAGGGTTGTTTTTACAAAGGGCGTTCAGCTCTGCGTCGCTCTCTATACCCACCGCCATAGCCTTCGTCTTAGTCGTAAAATGGAATGCATTGCGCTCGTTGCTCCGGACCTCTATCCCGATGTTGTTTTCTCCGCTTTTATAATCGCCAGCTCCCGGCGATGACCCGTTCGGCAGGTTCCAGAAGGTCCCGGTCGCTGTAAACTTGACCGTCTCGCCATCCACCACCGTCACCCCCACCCGGCGCGTCACCTGCCATTGCCCGCCGCCGACGTATTCCAGCGTGTCCCGGATGTCCGTGCCGGGGATGGCCCGCAGCACCGGCAGCGTCACGGTAGTGGGCGTGGTGCCCGTCCGCCCGCTGGCAGTCAGCGCGCCCTCCGCCGCCACCAGAGGCACCGGGGCGGAGGGGGTGGGTGTGCCGTCCTGTTTGCCCTTGCCGGTGGCGGAGACGCCCATGACATCGTCATAGGTGCCGTCCCAGCTGGCAGGCGCGGCCTTGGTCACGTCCCCGTACCCCGCCACCAGCTGCGTGCCCTTGTACAGCTTCCCGGGCTTATAGGCGCCCCGGTACAGCGCGGCGGGTTTTGCGCCTTTGTAAAGCATCCCTTAGCCCTCCTCGTAGACGCCGTACCAGCTGTCGGCGTCTATCGTGCCCGCCGCCACCGCCGCGTCGTAGGCCGCCCTTGTCATGGTGGTGATCCCCGGGTCGCCAGAGGCACCCATCACCTTACCGATGTCCACGCTCACGTCGGGGGACAGCTTGTAGATCAGGTGTCCGTCAGCGTCGATCTCGAAGTCCGGCGGCGTGTCGCCGGTGTAGTACAGCCGCAGCTGGCCGGACTCGGGGTCGACATCGAAGCCGAACAGGCCGGACGCCGGCATCGTGGCGCCGTCCGTACCCTTCTTGGCCATCAGCAGCCAGTGTGCCGCGTCGGGCGGTGCGATGCCGGTACAGGCCGCGGTGCAGACGTAGCTGCTGCCCGCCGACGCCACCTTGTTCCCGGGAACATAGGCCTTGCTGCTGTCGTAGTCCTCGAACACGCTTCGGGCCTGCTCCGCCGCCTGCCGCGCGGCTTCGTTCTGCTGCCGCTGGGTCTCGTTGGCGGCCCTTCCCTGTTCGGCAGACACCCGCCCGGCCTCCGCCGTCTGGCGCTCGGCTTCGTTGCTTTGCCGCTGTGTCTCAGCGGCCTGGACGCCCTTCTCCGTGTCCTCCATCGCGCCAATGGCATCCACCGCCGCATTATAGGCCGGGGCCACCAGCTGGCGCACCATCCGGTCGAACACCCGCTTATTTTCCGCCGGGGTGCCGGACAGCACATCCGGAGCGGCGCAGACACCCGCCGCGTCCATTTCCGCGTCCGTGATTTTTTTCAGTGCCATCGTTTCACCTACCTTTTGTAGTTCCCGCCGGACTCCTTCCACTGCACACCGAAGGCATACAGGCCGAAGGGCTCGTTCAGCTCGTTGTTCTGCAGGCGGAAGCTCACCTTGTCCACCTTTTTGAGCTTCACCTTGCCATACAGCGTGCGAGGTGTCTTGTCCGCCGAAAAGCTCAGTTTTTCAAAATTCACATAGTCGAAATCAAAATACCTGGCCTTGCCCTTGGCGTCGAACACCTGTTTCCAGATGCCCCGCACCCGGGCGTGTACCTTCACGCCCGTCACCTGCGACGCCGCCAGCCGTACCGCAATGCCCGTGAAGGTTTTTACGCGGAAGAACAGCTCGCCGTCATAGTCCGCTGTCTCCCAGTAGGCATCGATGGCCGCGCCGTCGTCGTTATAGGCCATCGGGCTTTCCACTGCGCGGCTGAACCGGCACAGCTTGCCGTCCGCTGTGCCGAAGCACAGGGCGCCCTCCGCATCCGTGAACACCACCCGCGCCGGGATATCCGGCCAGCAGTAGCACTCGTACTGGAAGCTTGAATAAGGGCTGTTCCGCTCATAGGTCTTCTGCTGCAGGTCCAGCAGATAGAGGGTGCCGTCCAGCGCCAGCACATAAAAATCGCCGTAGATGCACGCGCTGGCTGCATCGCGCCCCGCCGCCGCGCGGATGGCGCTGCCGACGTAGTAGCTGCGCTCCTGGCTGTACTTCTCGCCGGTCAGTTCCTCCGCCGTGATAGCGAACACGCCGCGGTCTGTCAGGAACAGCGGCTCCTTGTCTGTCCGGCAGAAGCTGCCCGGCGCCACGGCGTCCTGCCCGATGATGGTGTTGACGATGCGGAACAGGGCGTTGCCGTCATCATCCAGCGTGCCGGTGCGGACCACCACGTTCCGTCCATCTGTACTGCCGCTGATGAAGGCGGCCAGCGCATTGTCCAGCACCGCATACCCCTTGATCTCGCCGCCGTCCCGGGCCAGCTTTGTATAGTTGACATCCGGAAAAAAGGCCGGGTCCTCAAAGTCGCTGTAATAGTCCACACCGGGCTTCCCCGCGCTTCCGCCGAGAAACACCCGGTCCGTGCTGCCGCCCACGCCGTAAACCGCCGCCACGGAGCACTTGTTGATGCTGTCCAGATAGCCGTCCCGGGTCTTGGCCGCCGTGATGCGCACGTTGTCCTGTCCAGTGACGGGACTCTCGCCCGGCGCGGCCTTGAACGTCACCTTCCCCGCCGTGCGGTCCACAGTAAAGTCCGTGCCTTCCGTCTTGGTTACCCAGGTACCGTTGGCGTGCAGCACCTCCGCCGTCACAGCGTCGCTGTCCAGCCCCGCCGTGGTCAGCTGATACACCTTGGCATCCGCCGTTCCGAGAAAGCTCTCCGTCCACTTCCGCCCCAGCAGGTTCAACCCCTGATAGGCTTGTCCGCCGCCTGTGGGGCGGCGGGAGATGATAATGGTGGGCACGGTGGCGTGGGCGGATACCAGTGACAGTGCAGTGCCGTCGTATACGCGGTAGGCCGTGCCGTCCAGCAGGTACAGCTTCTCGTCGAACACAAAGCTCCGGCTGCGGGCATCGGCCATGCTTCCGATGGCCGTCAGGGTCCATCCGCCGGTATCCGACACGCTCAGCCGGTACAGCTTCGTGCCGGCGTGGATCAGCGTCTCATCCAGCAGATGGTGGACGCCGTTGACGGCCGCGCCGCCGGGCGCCGTCACCATGGTGGTGTAGCCCGTGCGCTTGCGCACCTTGCCCACCTGATCCCGGATCATGTTGGGCGCCGAGGGTGAGCGGGACTTATCCACGTTTGCCGGGCTGTTGTTCAGATCCACGCCCCGGAAGGTCTCCACCACCGTGCTGTAGGTCTTGCTCTCCGCCGGCACTGTAAATCTCGCCATTGCTTACCACCACCCCGTTGTATTCCGGCGCGCACCAGACAACAGGCCGCTGCCGCCGTCCTCGTAGGACTGCCGCAGCTTCTCCAGCCCGTCCTCGTACTCGTTGCGCAGGACCGTGGCCAATGCCAGGTCGTCCTCCTTGTACAGCTCCGCAGCTATGTACAGCGGCAGCAGCACAACGGCCTCCGGCGCAAGGTCGATCTCCTCGCTGTCCGGCGTCTCCCGGGTGATGACCTGCGGATAGGCCCTGTACCAGATGGTGTAGACGCCCACCGGCATCCCCGGCAGGATGAGCACGTCGTCCCCCTCCAGCCGCCAGTCCTCCGCCAGGCCGTACACAGCGCCGTCGTCAAACAGCACCTGTCCCCGGTCGATGCACCGAAAGCGGGGCAGGTACTGGCGCAGGCTAATCTTGTACGCCTTGTCCACGGCGGGCAGCACCAGCTTCTCCGCCGTCTCCTGCGGCTCCTCCGCCTGCGTCACCTCTACCTGCCAGCTTTTCAGGATGGGACGGCCAACGGACGCCACCTGCTGCAGCGCCTCGTTGGCCTTGGCCGGCATGGCGTTTATGTACTCCTGGTTGATGTCGTCCGGCGTCAGCACCGCACCCTCGTTACTGAACATGGTCTGCAGCGCCGCCAGCTTCACCTCGCTCCACGTCATACCGCTCCCCCTCCTTCTATCAGGTCAGATCCTTGCCGGTGCTGATGTTGCCTGCCGCCGCAAAGCGCCAGTCCACAAAGCCCGCGCCGAAGCGGGCACGGCCGCGCCAGCTGTTGTTGTCGTTGTTCTGGTCGACAACGGACTTGACCTCCAGCTTCTTGCGCTCCTGGAAGATGGCGCCGTCGCCGGTCTCCAGGAATTTGCTGTCCAGCAGGATGAAGGGCTTGTCCGTCTTGCCCATGGCCGCCAGCGCCTGCGTCAGGTACGGGTCGATGATGACATTCCATCGGCCGAACTGGTGGTTGTAGGCGTTGTTGGAGGTGGTGGGCTCCTTGTCCGCGCCGATGGCGCTGAACACCGCATCCTTCAAGGCGGCGTCGTTGGGGATGAGGATGGTATCCGGAGCCACCGCCAGCAGCTCGCCGTTGTCGCCGGTGAGCTGCTGCATCTCCGTCTCGATCTTGCCCAACAGGGACGCGGTGAAGCTGCCCTTGTACAGGTTGCACTGCTTCTTGCCGTTCACCTTGTTGACGTGCTCCTTGTGGAACAGAGCAAGACCGTCCGCGCTGTTGCAGGAAAAGCTCTTGCCGCCGAAGCTGACGGTGGTGCCGTAAAGGCCGCCGGCATACAGGGCACGGCCGAACTTCTCCCGGGTGCGGCCATAGGCGGTGATGAGCTTTCTGGCACGCCGCTTCATCTCACCCAGCTGGGCGTCCTCCACCAGCTCCTGCGTCACGGAGAAGGACTGCTTGAACGTCATGTTCTCGATGATGCGGTCATAGCCGGACTCAAAGCCGGTGCGGGGGTATTCGCCGCCCTCGCCCACGGGCACGAAGTCGTCCATGGCCGTCTCGCTGGAATGCTGCTCCGCCCAGTGGCGGCTGTTCTCAAAATGGAACAGGTACTTCAGCAGGCTCTCCCGCTCGAAGGCCTCACCCAGCTGCTCGATGTAGGATGCCAGAGGCACCTGACACTTACCGAAAATGGGGTCCACCAGACCGGAGCCGATGGACACCGTCACAAAACCACTCATGTGTTATCTCCTTTCTTCTCTCAGAACTTCACGACCACGCGGTCGCCCACGGCCTGACCGTCCAGCGCCACGATCTGCGCCACGCCGCTGGTCTTGGTGGCCGTTACCTGCATACCGTCGGTGTGGATGGTCACCTTGTCGCCCACGCCGATGGTGGCGGAATCCGCCGGGGCCACGGCCAGCGTGGTCTCGAACTCCATGTAGTCCTGCACCGCCACGCAGGGCACCTCGCCCGCGTCGTTGGCCGGACCCACACAGACGAACTCCGGCTTCACGGCGCCGCTGCACAGCGTCACCTTGCCGCTGGCCAGCTTCAGGGCCTCGCCCACGGCGTAGCTCTCGCTGTCCGTGGCAGTCTTGTACTCAATAGGGGGCGTCAGCCCCACCTTCATGCTGCTGAGCCTGAACATGCTCTTTTGCTCCTTTCTCTACCCCTCTCCGGGGCGTCACTGATTCTTGTGATACCTGCCATAGGCGGCGTTGATCTCCTTGTCCGTGGCGTCCGGGTTGAACTCCCGGTAGGCCGCCGCCTCCTCCGGCGTGGCCTGATAGCCCGCCGGACCGGCCGCCGGCGCGGGATTGGCCATGTGGCCCTTGCCCCGTGCCTGATTCACGCCCGCCTGCTTCGCCGCCGTCAGGCGCTGCTTGTCGATGGCCTCGCGGTTGGCCAGATAGTAGGCGTCCTCCAGCGACAGGCCCTTTTCCACATAGGCACTGAACGCCTTGCCGGTGGGCATGGCCACGATGTCCTCCATGGACTGGGCATCCCCGCCGTACAGCTGGCGAATGTTGTCCACCGCCTGCCGGATGGCCGTGTCCGCCTGCGAGCTGACCATACGGGCCTGCTCGCCGATGGCCGTCAGCTCCCGCCGCTGGGCTTCCTCCCGCAGGGGGCGCAGCTCTGCGGCCATGATGTCCCGCACCAGCTGCGGGTCGATGCCGGACTTCCGCAGGCCTGCCTCGGCGTCCTGCCGTGTCATGGCATCCCTGTACGCCCGCCAATCCGCCTCCGTGCGGATAGGCGCGTTGGTGTAGGGATTCACTTGCCCCCGGAACATCTCCTCGTAGGCGGCGTCCCTTGCCGCCTGACGCTGGGCCTCCAGCTCCCGCTGGCGGCGCCCGTGGGCCTGTCTGCGGCGCTCCTCCGCGCTCTGGGGCTGGCCGGGCGCTTCCTGTGCGCCCTCCTGTCCCTCCTCGGTGCCGCCCTCTTCGCCGCCGTCGTCACCCCCGGTGTCCGCTGCGCCGGCGCCCGGTGCGCCCTCCTGCGGCTCCGTGCCGCCGACGTCCTCCGGTTCCTCCGGCAGCTCCACGCCGAAAGCCTCGGCGTAATCCTTCTCGCTCAATTCCATGGTCAATTTCTCCTTCCGATTTTTACGCGTTTCGTGCGAAATGCCCCTTTCCCGCCGGGGTCAAGCGAAAGCGCCGCCCAGCGGCGGCCATGCATCAGATGGGCTTACTTGCTCTTCTTGGCCTGCTTGCCGCCGGTGCCGGTACGCAGGTCAGTGCCCGTGTACCGCACGGTGCCCTTGGGCGCCGGCGCGGCCTTGGCGCAGGGCGCCTCCACCCGCTGGCTGCCGGTGTTGGCCACGCGTCCGGTGTAGCCGGTGTTGCTCTTCATACGGTGATCCTCCTTTCCTCCGATTCGGGTCTTTCCCGCCGTCCCGCCGGCGAATCGTTGGTGCTTTATGCTCCGAAGCTGGGGCGGACGCCCCGCCGGACCGGCAGGGGCCGCCATTTGACAGGAGGATACTGTCCATGGGGGCGGTGTGCGATCCCGCCCGCCGCAGCTCCGGAGCCCCGTTTATTTCGTCTCCGCACCGGTGTCCGCCGCCGGTGTGTCGGAGATCTTCCGCGTCAGCCGCCGGTCGTAGCAGCCGCACCGGGGATTCCGGCAGGCATACTCCACTTCCTCGCTGCCGTCCGCCTTTGTGCTGATCTGATAGATCATCAGCTCCAGCCCGCATTCCTGGCACTTCATGCCGTCACCTCCCCGCCGGCCGGCAGGATGCCGCCTGTGCCGCCGGTCAGAGCACCGGCGCCCGGCACCTGCCCCTGCACGATGGTCGCAGGGGTCACCTGCGCCGCCTGCGTGTCGGCCAGCTGCTCCTCCAGACTCTTCTTCATGTCCGCCGCCATGGGGTAGTGCAGCTTCTCCATCTGTGCCCAGAATCGGATCAGCGTGGTCAGCTCTGACGTGGGGCCCATGGCCCCCTGCTCCAGATTCATGCGGGCCTCTTTCCACAGGCTCTGCCGGTCCGTGGCCAGCGGTGCCGCACTGTCGCAGGAAAACAGGAAATCCGTGTTGTATTTCCACTCCCCCGCCGCGTCCTGATACAGGAAGTCGTGGCGGTCGAACACCTGATAGCTCACGTCGCCGTTCTCGTTGGTGCGCCGGATGGACCGCTTTTCGTCGCAGTTGGCCAGAAAGAACTTGAAGATGACCTCGAACAGGTCCTGATACATGGCCTGCTTCATGACGCGCTTGCTCTCCAGCCGGCCCGCCGCCTGCTGGGCGCTGAATTCCTTGGCCACGGCGCTGGTGGCCGTGGGGTCCTTCCGGCCCTGCATACTGTCGGTGACGCCGATGGTCTGCCGGGCCTCCTCGTAGATCTGGGCACGCAGCGTCAGGTCTGCGGAGATATCCACCTGCGTGTTGAAGGTCTTCACCATCTGCATCTCCGCTGCGTTCCGGATGCGCAGCACCCGGTTGTCCCGGTCGTCCACGATGGATCCCGCGCTCTCCGGAATGGTGGTGAAGGAACCGCCGCCCAGCACCTTGGCGTTGATCTTGGTGCTCAGCTTATTCAGGGCGTTCTGCTGGTCGGCGATGGCGTCGATGTCCGAGCCGCCCATGAACCGCCCCGGCAGACTGACGTTCTTCCGGATGACCAGCGGGTACACGTCCGGCTTGTAGTAGGGGATGCGGGTAGGCGCCTGCAACAGCCGCTGGTGCCGCACCATAGGGCCGCCGGAGGCCCGCAGCTGGGGCAGGACGCCCCCGCCCTCCGTCAGCTCCTCCAGCACCGGCTGGCCCAGCTCGTCCCGCACCGTGCTCACGGCGGGGATCACCGTGCCGTCCCGGAGCGTGATATCCTCCGTCAGCTCCTCAAACTCCTCCGTGACCTCCTCGAACTTGGTGCTGCCGCAGTAGCTGCACTTCCGCCCGTCGCCCACGGCGCCGCAGGCCCTGCACCGGTGCACACGCCGCACCTGATAGTCGTCCAGATCCTCCAGCACCGTGTCGTTCACCCAGCGCAGCCGCCCCACGCCGCCGGTCCTGTTGCGGTAGTAGGCCGTCACCATGGTCACGATTTCGTCGGTGGTGTCCGGGCCGTCGCCCAGCCGCCGGGTGTCGGGGTCGGACTCGCTCTCGGCCTCCAGCTCCACGCCGTAGTTCACCCGGATCTGCCGCTTGGTCTGGGGCGTCTTCAGAAACACCCAGTCCATGTCGGGCACCTGATACACCCCCGCCTGCGGCACGATGCAGCGCGGGTGGATGAGCTGCACCCGCAGGTCGCCCAGCCAGTCCCGGCCGGATACGCTGTCCAGCCAGTCCACCAGCAGGCCGTGGCCGCCCTGCACGGGGCTGATGCGCTCACCCTCGTCGTTGATACGCTCCATGGGCAGCCGGTCCAGCACGTCCCGCAGCAGGTTTTCCACGATGTCCGCCAGCTCCTCGTCCTCCGGCCGCACCGCCGTCACCTTGGGGCTGGGGATGGTGCTGTCCACCTGCGTCTCCACCATCTCAAAGCACACGTTCCGCACATGGGTGGCCTCGCTGATGCCGCCCGCGCCGTCTGCCTGCGCCCGTCCGCCGGTGCCGTAGATGGTGTGATCTCCCTCGTAGAGCTTCTCCCGCTTGCTCATCCGGTCCCGCTCGCCCGCGATGGCGTTTTCCGCCGCCGTCAGGCGGTCCTGCCACAGCCGCAGCTTCTTCTCGTCCTGTTTCATGGCTTCCTCCTCAAAATTCCCGGCCGCCGGAGGCGATCATGTCCTCGTAGCTGCCGCCCTCGTCCTCGTCGTGCCTGTCCAGCTTTTCCACCATGCTGTGGAGCATGTCCAGCGCCCGCAGTGCCCCCTTGGCGTCAAACTTCCATTCCCCGGATTCCACATACTCCCGCAGATTGCTGTCCCAGATCATTACCGGCTCAGCGGTGGCGCAGCGTTTGTACACGTTCCAGACCTCCAGCGCCAGCGAGTGCCCCGTGATGCCCAGCGCGTCGAACTGCTCCTTCAGCAGCCGGTTCCGGTAGGCCTGCACCGCCGGGTCTTTCATGAGCCTGCTGGCCGTCTGGGCTGCGCTCTTCTCGCTGTACCCCGCCCGGATAGCGGCGCGGCTGCCGTTCATGTCCACCAGCCACTCTCGTGCGAAACGCTTCTGCTTCTCCGTCAGCTGCTTTTCCTCCGGCACCGTCACCACCCCTTCCGCCGGCAATACTTTTCGTTATCAACATTGTTGCATAGGTAGACCCTCCGTTATCACAGACTTTCCGGAGACAGCAAAACACCCCGGAAGCCGCGCCGCAGCACGGTTTCCGGGGTACTTCATTTCGCTAAAGACCGTCAGTTATCATAGAGCAGTGTTTTCACCACCGCTCGTAAAAGCTCTTTCTCATGGCATACAGCAGGCTCTCCGAAATGGCGTGTTCCATGGCGATGGCCGTGATGGAGCGATTAGTGGTCATCACCTCAAAAAGGGCATGCTGATACGCACCTGCGACCTGCTCGCAGATGTAGCGTATTTTCTCCTGTACCCAGACCGGCTGTGAGCGCCAGTCCAGGCAGGTGTAGCGGATCAGCCCCTGCTTTTCCTCCGGCAGATCCACGCCCCGCAGCTTCTTAAACGCCATCGCCGTCCGCCTCCTCTCCCGGCTCTGCGGCCAGCGCCCCCGCCAGCTCCCGGTGGCCGCCCACCTTCCGGGCCGCCCGCTCCTGCCGATCCGCCGGCACATAGCGCACGAAGTTCACGCCCAGCTCCGGGTCGTACCGTGTGCCCGCCAGCGTGGTGGCCCCTGCAGGCACCCGCAGCTGGGAGGGCGTCGTGACGTATGTATACTCCACCTTGGGCTTGGCCATATTCCGGCTCCGGCTGTACTTCTTGGCGTCCGGTATGTTCCGTGCCTGCTTGATGAGATACAGCGCCAGCGGGTAGTAGTCCGCCTGATGCCGCAGCAGCTGCACGTCCACCGTGCCCCGACCCCAGATGTCGTCCAGCGCCTCGCCGTACAGGGTAAAAACCCGATCCTCCAGCCGCAGGCCCGCGCCGCTGATCACCAGATGGACGTGGATGCGCACCACCTCGCCGGTGGCGCCGTCCACCTCGCTGGGCACCATCACCCACTTCAGGATGTCGCCGTGCTTCTTCATCCTGGTCTTGATGCGGTCCAAAAAGTTCCGGGCCTCCTTCAGCGCCCCCTCGAAGCTGCCGCCGCACCGTGTCAACGCCTTCTCGGCGAAGGTCAGCGTCAGCAGGGCGTCCCCGTGGCGGTAGTTGCAGTTCAGCACGCGGGCCAGCTCCAGCGCCGCCTGCTGCCGGTTGTTCTCCTGCTTCTTCTCGCCGCTGTTGCCCTTGACCCGCGCCCCCCGCTTGGAAGGCCGCCGCCCCACCCATGACTTCCGCCGCTCCACCACGCGGCCGCTGGTGATCTTCTTGACCATGTACAGTCCCTCCCGTGCTTCCATGCTGTTTTCCTCTCTCCCCCAAATTTTCCTGTATCTGCCCTCACGCGATAAAATAGCATAGGTCGCGCCCGCATCCCGCGCGGAGGCCTTCGCATTTCTCGCACCGGCATGAGCCCCTTGCGCCTGCCGCGCCATCCGGACACCGGGATGCCGTCCCGATGTCCCTCGCAAGAGGCCATCCCGGTAAACATAGGCTTTTAACCAGCGCACAGATACGCGCGTGCGCGTATCGTATATAATGTAAGGCTTGTCCTTCAGGCCCTCATATCGCCGCCCCAACGTGCCTACGTCCGTACCCCGCGCATCCAGCGCAGGCCTTCGACCCATCAGGGCAGCGATATCAAAGCCCGCTTCATCGCCGCAGCCCTCGCCCCTGTCCGGGGCGAGGGCTTTTTCGTTTTTACGCCTCCGCCGGCGTGGCCATCAGCTCCACCAGCGTCCCCGGCGCCTCCGCGCCGATGAGCGTTTCCACCCGCAGGTGCATCTCCGCGAACCGGCAGCCCTTGACCTCCAGCGGCGCGTCGCCGTAGCCGGAGGCCTCCGCCGCATCCAGCAGCGCCCGCAGCGTCTTCACCGTCACCATGCCGGGCGCCGCTGCGCAAGCCTCCATCGCGTCCACATTCTGCTTCTTCATGCTCTGTTCCTCCTGTACGCCGCCGGCCTGCGCCGGCTTTTTTGTTGTGTCCTCGCGCCGCGTCTGAACGGTGCGGGGCCGCAGCAGGCCCACCCGCTGCCGCCACTTGGCGAACCGCACCACGGGGATGCCCAGCTGGGCCGCGATCTCCGTGTCCGTCAGCCCCTCGCTCCACAGCCGCCGGGCCAGCTCCGTGTCGAAGGTGACGGGCCGCCCGCCCTTGTTTTCAGGGGGGGCTTTCAGCGCCCCGGCCTCGGCCAGCAGATCCTTGATCTCCTTGCGTGTGCAGACGTTCAGATCCGCCAGCACGCCGATCTGGGTCTGCTGGTTCCTGGCCTGCCGGTAGCTGGTCACGATCTCCTCCACCGTCATGGGGTATTTCCGCGCCATGCTCTCACTCCTCCGTCATCTCCAGCGCCACCTTACTGGCTGCCGTGACGCCCAGCCAGTTCATGGTCATGGCCAGTGCCTCTCGCAGCAGCTCGGCGGACAGTGCGCCGTAGCTGTCCGGGTCATTCTCCCGGATGGCCTTCCACATATCCTTCTGGACCTTTTTAATATTCTTCAGCAGGTCGTCGCACTCCTCCACCCGCTTGGCCAGATCTGCCCAGCTTTCCTTATCGCTGGCGTAGCCCCGCCCCCGCTGCTCTGTCATGGCGGCGACCGCCTCGGCCACCGCCGCTTGAAGATCGGCGTACACCTTTTCAGTCCCCACGGCTATACACCTCCAGCACCTCCAGGCCGTACAGGACGGCGGCCATATTCTCGATACGGCACTCTCTGGCGCCCTCCCAGTCCTGCGCAAACACGGCCGCATCCGCCGCGCTCATCAGTTCCAGCGATTTCCCCAGTTGCCACAACGCATTGTGCTTCGAATGTGCACCATGCTGGATGTAGCTGTCGATCACCTCAATGTCCGCGCCATAGTGCTCCCGCGCCTTGCCGATCAGGCGCTCCCGCTCGGTTATAATCTCCCCGGCTGTCTTGCCCCTCATGGGCTGGCTGATAAAAACCTTCATGTTTTTCTCCTTTCCGAATCACGATTCCCGATACTCCATAACGCTGTGGGGCCTGTCCGTGGTCTCCGGCCCCTCCAGCCTGCGGATGGCCACGCAGATGGCCGTGTATACCACCGCCGGCATCTCGCGGTTTTCCAGATACGCCCGCAGCGCCGCCGCTGCCTGTTTGTCACTCATCACCAACATCTACTCCACCTCCTGCACATAGCACCAGCTCTGAGGCGGACGCTTGAGGCGCAGGCTCTCGTTGCCGCAGGTTCCGTTGTTTTCCCAGTGCATAGCGCAACTGTCGCAGTACCAGTCGTGCGCACACGCCCTCCGGAAGGCATCCAGCCCCTTCGGTGCGTCATAGACCTTCAAGCCGGAGATGTGCAGGCCGTAGCCGGTCTTCGACTTCAAATAGGTGTGCATATCGCTGAGGCCGATGCACGACCATCTGGCCACCAGGTTCGTCGTGCTCTGTTCCTCCCCCTCAACGGAATAGGAGCCGCCGGGGCCGGATGTCACAAGGCGATAGACACGGTCGCAGGTGAACTCCCCGATGACCGCACCCTTTCTGTCGCCCCATCTACCCCTGTTCCATCCGGCAACGTCTCCGCCGAGTTCTGCGCGGAAAAAATCGTTCATTCCTTGCAGCGTGCAGTAGATATAGCACTTGAACGGCGTTTGCAGCTTTGGGCGAGTCTTGCGCACTTCGACGGTCTTTTCGCCGTTGCAAATCTTCTCGCACCACTTGGGCCGGATGCTGATAAGTACAGCCTTACTCATCCTGCGTCACCTCTGGGATATCCATCCAGTGCGTCACGGCCATTCCGTGCGTACCCTCGTGTTGGAAGTGCGGCCTCGGGTCAGTGGCGTAGTAGTCCAGTACCTGACAAAACACCATGCTCTGATATAGAACCGAATCCCGCTCTTTTCCAAACGTATACCAGCACAGATAGCGCCCATCTCTTTTGGGCCGCCGTTCAGTGACGGCCACCCGCTTTGCCCGCTCCCGCAGCACCGCGATCTCCTCGGCGTAGCGGGCACAGCGGTCCACCAGCTCCTCCAGCCGGTCGGCGGCATCCACGGCAATGCGGTCGCAGTCGCAGCCCGCATAGTCGACACCGTCAACCGACTCTTCCATGTGATAGGGGCAGGTTCTGCAATCCAGCTGCTGCCCCGGTACCTGTGACGAGCACCGCAGCGCCGCCGCGATCTTCTCAGTCTTCATCTCCGTATTCCTCCTCCAGCACGTCCAGCAGAGCCTCCATCACGAAGTCCCACTTCCGGGCCGTCAGCACCACATAGGCGCCGCCCGCCGTCCACAGCAGCAATGCCGCGCACGCCAGAATTTCCAGCACATTCATAAAAAATTCCTCCTGTCATTTTTTATAGGTGGGTAAGGTAAGCGGCGCTCACCTCGCTCCCCACCGTTTTTCCAGATATTTCCGCGTCTCCGGATCGGCGCGGTGCCAGTCCTCCCACATGTCCGGCGTCCAGTGCTTCCGGCTGCCCGCCGTCTCCTCCGCCGTGTACCGCTGCTGGGTGCGGGCCGTGTGGGTGATGGCCGCCGCCATCACAAGGTCGTCGTGCTCGCCCACCGCCGCCTGCGGCTTCCCGTGGGCATCATACACAAACACCACCATCTCCCCCAGCGTCCATTGGGACACCACCAGCTCCGGTGACTCCTCCATCACCGTGTGCAGCTCCGCCAGCGCCTGTGGCCGCGTCTTGCCGCTGGTCTCCCAGCCGAAGGCCTTGACCATGGTGTTGGCGTAGGTGTCAAACCGCTCCCGCTGGTACAGGCTGGGGTACTCCCACTCCTCCAGCTTCCGCTCCGGATAGGTGGAGAAGTTGACCTCGATGGCGGTCAGCGCGTCGTTGTAGTAACGTCCCAAGCAGTAGATCTGCCGGGCGTACAGGATCTCCGACTGCCGCTGCTGCAGCTCCGCCACCTGACGACCCGTCCGGTTGTCGATGACGAAGGCGGTGAAGCAGTCGCTGCCCTCCCCCGCCGTATCGCCGCCCAGGACGTAGGGTACCCCCTCCTCCGGCTCCTGCCAGATGCGGATGCCGCCCTTTTCCACCTCGGAAAACCGCCAGCCCTCCGGCTTTGCGCCTGTCTCCTCCGGTGACTCGTAGGTGAACCACCCAACCCGTGCAGGCTCCGGCGCGTGCATCCGCCGGACGGCCAGCGCCCGGTTGTCGAAGAACGGACGGCCCGACAGCAGGAACGCCTCCTCCGGCGTGTTGGGGTACTCCTGCCGGAACTTGTCCACATTGCCGCCGCAGTTGGCCTTGATGCACCACCGCCTCCACATCAGCTGCTCCGTGTCCAACCCGAAGTCCTTCTGCAGCTGCTGCTCCTCCTGGGTCCACGCCTCGCCGCCGGCGCAGGCCATCCGGTAGCCCTTCTCCATGTACCACGGCAGGAACACCGGCACCCACTCGTTGTCGCCGGCCACCGCACCGTCCCACAGGGCCTTGAAGTGCTCCACGCCGTTGGCGGTGCTCTCGATGACCACCATTGTCCCCGGGTCGTTGGGCACCGTCTGCATGACGCCCAGCAGCAGGTCCTCCTTGTTGCTGGGCCAGAAAGCGTACTCCGAAATATGTACGTTAGTCAGCGTATCCGAACGGCCCACGCCGCCCTTGCCCGCCGTCTGGCACCGGATGCTGCTGCGCAGACCGGGGCGGCGGCGTTTCTCGCCGTCGTCCCGGGTGGGGTTCTCGAACACCAGCTCCTTGGCGTTGCTGTTCTTCCGCAGGGGCCGCGCCCACGGGGGCAGGCAGTCGTAAAACAGCTTGTTCATCTTGAACAGGTTCCCCGTGGCCGTGGTATCGTGGGCCACGATGAGGGTCTTCACGTTGGGCCTCGTCACAGTGTCCTGAAACATCAGGCCCTCCGTCACGGTGGATATGCCCTCCTGCCGTCCCTTCAGCACGATGATGCGGATGGGCTTCCCTGCCGCCGCTTGCTGCCGGATCACGCCATACAGATGCTCCTGCGCCTCATTGAATACCAGCGGCGCCAGCTTCTGCTCCTTGGTGCGGATGCGCAGCAGGTGCTCACAGTACGCCTTGGGATTTCGCAGGTTCACGCCGTTCACGCGCTCACCCGCCGCACCTGATCGGCCAGCGCCCCCAGCGCCCGCCGGAGCTTTTCCTGCTCCCCGTCCGGCAGTGCCGTCAGCAGCTCCGCCAGCTTGTTCACATTGGCCACCGTCTGGTCAAACACCACCTTGAAGCGGGTCAGCCCCTCGTTGGCAGCCATAGCGGCCCGCTTGGCCGCCGCTTCCGCCTCCGCTTTGTAGCTCTTGGCGGCATCCATGGCGGAGTTGCGCTCCCGCTCGGCGTCTGCCGCACGGGCCTCCGCCGCCTTCTTGTCATCCAGCGCCTTCTCCAGTGCCTTTTGGGCCTTGTCCAGCTCGGCGGTCAGCTTCTCCGCCTTGGCCGCTGCGGCCTCCTGAGCCTCGGCTCTGGCGGCGGCGATCTGCTCCTCACTGGCGTTCACCGTCTGCACCGCCACCTCCACCGGGCGGCTGCGCAGCTGCTCCAGCTCGCCCCGCACCCGGGCCAACTCCTTCTGCGCCGCCATGGCGGTATCCTTGGCCTCCTGCACGTCGGAGGCGGCCTGCTCCGCCGCCTCCCGGGCCTTTTCCGCCTCTGCCTCCGCCTGGGCGGCAAATTCCTTCTGCTTGTCCAGCTCCCGCTGTACAGAATCCGCCTTCAGCTCCGCGATCTTCCGCTGCCGGACGGCCTCCTCCAGTTCCTTGGCCGTCATGTCCCGGGCGGTCTTTTCCGCCCCGTCCACAACGTGCTTTTCGGCGGCGAACTCCTCCCGCTCAGATTCCGGCAAAGCCAGTAATACCAAGGCTTTGCGGACGCCCAAATCCGCAACGGTTGCGGATTTGCCGTACTCCTTCCAAAGCCGGATATACTGCTGTGCGGAGCGCTCGGAAAACTCCACCTTTTTCTCCAGCCACGGCAGCCACTCCCCGTGGGAAAGCTGGCTTTTCGCCTCCGCCAGCCGCTTCCCGATCTCCAGAATGGCCATGCCCGCCTGCTGCTTGTAGAAGTTGATCTCCTCTGTGATGATGTCGATATCCCGCTGGTCGAACAACTCATCCAGCGCCTCCAATTCTGTCGCGGTCAACTCCTCGTCGATCATGGCGCCGGGACGGGCATTGCCGTGATAGTAGTCGCACTCCTTTTCCCTGCCATAAAAGCTGCACCGCCGCTCACACTCCGCCTGCAGCGGACACCTCTCATTTTTCATATTCATGTCGCATTCCTCCTGCTTTTCTTTTTGTTGGTCTTTTTCGGCAGCTTCGGCCTGCCGTCCTTTTCTCGTTTGCTTCCGTCCTTCAGCCATTTCAGCCATGGATCCAGCACCCCGGCGTACAGCTTTCTGGCACTCTCCCGGTCCGGGTTGTCGGCGCAGCCCTCCAGCTCATTCCGGTAGCCGTGTACCTGCACGATCCTGTTCCCGTTCATCTCAATGGTCGCCAGCGGCGTGTGGGGCCTGTCCCGCCGGCGCAGGAACAGGATAACGGTCCGGCCGTTGACGTGCCTGTCTGCGTAGCCGCCCACGCAGTGCTTCAGCGACTTGCCCTCGTCCACGATCTCATCGGCGTTGATGGGCGCACGGATGAGGAAGTCGTCCGTCCAGAACAGGTACTTCTCAGACAAACGGTGCAGCCGCTTTCTGTAGGCCTCCGCGGCAGCCTTCTCTACTTCTTTGTTCTGCGCCCGGAGGCGGTGGCGCTGTATGGCGCTCCACGCCGCCGTCACCCGGTCGTGTTTTTCCACAAGGTCCCGCGGCATGAGGATCAGTGGGTTCTCCATGTCCATCCCGCAGTTCTCCGCCGCATCCAGATAGTCCTTGTACAGCTGCAGCGCCCCTCTCCGGGTGCCGGAGCCAGGTCTGCCGCCCTCCTGCAGCGCTATCCTGTTCTTTTCCAGATAGGCCGTCAGCTTCTCCGCCGTGACGCCCAGCCGCTTCAGTAGTCGCACGGCGTAGTTCTCCTCGCCGCGGCCGATGGTGGCCTCTGTGAGCCACGCCGCGTTTTCCATGGTCATTTTCAGCGGCGTGTCCCTGTGCCGGATATACAGCCGTAGCACCCGCAGCGGCTCTCCCACGGAACACGCCGCCATCGCCTCCTTCGGCGTGCATTTCATAAAGTCTCTGGGCTTGTCCGCGTCCCATTTGATGATGTCGGCGTTCCGCACGCCGCGTCCCACAAGGTCCTTCACCGCGTCCTCCAGCCCCAGCTTCACCAGCATTTCGATCTGGCGGGTGTAAAAGCAGCACGCCGTCAGCAGCTCAATGAAGTCGTCCGAGGGGAGATGTATCTTTCTGAGGCCGCACCAACGCATAAAGCCCTTGTCCGCCTCCAGCAGCCCGATCACGTCATAGCTGGCGCCCAGCTCGGCACAGTAGGTGTAGGGCGAGTGGATCTGCCACATACCGCCCTTGCGTCCGTTGCTCTTGCCGGGCGCAGTCTGGCGCCGGTAGCTCATGGGTGTGCCGCCGCTGCACCACCACGGCCGCGTGGCCTGCTCCGCCACGCCCGGCGTAAAGCGGTACACGCCCAGCAGCTTCATCTCCGGCAGTTTCGTCAGTATCGGCTCACCGTTCATGCCGACGCGGCTGTAGTTCTTGTCGCAGTCCCACGCCGTGGCCCACAGGGTGCCCCGCCACTGCCGCAGGATGACCGCCCGCCGGAAGCTCCACAGGTTGGCCCGCCCGCCGGAGTACCGCAGCTCCTTCACCGTGACCTCCGCGCCGCAGTAGGGGCACCTGCAGCGCCTTTTCACCGTGGGCGAATGGTCCCAGCCGTTCCGGGGCTCCGGCGTGTGCGGCGCGCTCAGGACGCGCAGCTCGTCGGCGTTGTCCGTGTCCGGCTTGACGAAGGTATGCCGCCGGCAGCAGGTGGTCCATATCTCGCCCTTGCCGCAGCGCTTGAACAGGAAGTGCCGGAACAGATCGTTGACCTGCTCCATCTCCTGCGCCGTCGGCTTCGGCGCCAGTCGCTCCAGTTGGGCGGCCCTCTCCTTTTCGTTGACCATGGCGCTCACCAAAAGTCCGTCAGATCCAGCACCACCGCCTTGTGCTCCTGCGGCACAGGCGCTTCCTGCGCCGCCACATCGTGCTCGCTCATGACAATGGTCAGCTTCATGGTCACAACGCAGCCGGGGAAGAAAAATGCCGCCGCCCGCTTGTAGGCGTCAAGGTCGCTCAGGCTGTTTCCGGCCCCCTTGACGGTGGCCCTGATACAATCCTCCACGCTGCCGCCCTGTATCACTGCCCGGGCGAACTCCTCGTCCTGCCGGCAGAAGTCCTCCAGCGCCCGCACCACCGGCTTGAAAACAACGCCCTCGCAGCGTCCGGCAGGGCATTTCGCCTTCCGCAGCTTTTCGAGGGCCTGTTCAATACTCGTACTCATTCGCGCATTCCTCCTGTCCTTCATCACACCCCGGCGTTCAGCCGTCGGAAATAGTTTTTCTTCGCCGCTCTGGCGCGGCGCTCCTCGATCTCGGCCTCGCTGCGGCAGTGGTCGCACACCACGCCGCTGCCGTGGAACCATGTGCCGCACCGGCAGCACACGTTCCGTATCACCGGCCGCTTCTCCTGCAGCTCACACATGGTCGCCACGGCGCCCCACCGGACGCCCCAGAACCGGGCCGCCTCCACGGTGGCCTGCTCCCAGTTCTCCGCGATCACCGGGGCCGTCACATGGCCCTCGCAGGCCACGAACCACAGCCATTCCTTCTTTGCCGCCGCCATGGCGGTCACCTCCTTTTTGAATCCAGATTCCGCCGCTGCATCAGCCGCGCCGTCCGCGCTCTGGCGTACCAGCGCATCACGTCCGCCGCGTCCTTGGTCTCCCGCTTGGCGGACCGGAGCTTGTCCATCTCCGCCTGATACGCGCCGTAGGCGTCGCAGCGCCACGCGCCGCTTTCATCGGTCCCGTGGCACCCCACCCGCCGGTCAGCGCAGTCCCGGCAGGGCGGCTGCGGCACGCCGCGCACCTCACCCACGGTGACCACCGCCCAGCTTGTCCACCAGACGGATCACGCCGCAGGCCAGCGTGGCCGCCCCTATGTAGGTGCAGATCCACCCGAATACTGTCATGACCCTGTCCTCCTTTGTGTGTTGTCCTCGCTTGCCGGATAGAAGCGGACCTTCCCGGCGAAAAGCTCGTTGAGCATCGTCACCTTGATAGCCGTCCCCAGCTGTCGGCGCTGCTCCGCGTTCAGCGTGTCCACGTCCGTCTCCACGCCGTTCACCTTGACGTAGGCCTTCACCGTAATGGGCGGCCGTTCCCTTTTCGCCATGCCGTCACGCTCCTTCCTTCGATAATTGATTTTTATGCCCCGCCGGGGCTGTCCTATGGCTCTTGCTAATTTTTCGCCAATGTGCTACCATACCCCTCGGAAGGGGGTGAAATCATGTCTGACTCGCCGCGTCACTTCACGTCGCACGATGCTCTTGAGGCTTATTTTCTGATCGACTGTCTGCGCCACCAGATCGAGCGCAAGAGCAGACTGCTCAAAAGAGACCGCTTTCTTCTCCGGAAGATCGACCACCTGACGGGCCGCCTTTCCTACATCTACCCGGAGATGCACTTTGTGAACGACTCATCCCATTCCGACCAGCCGGAACGCCTGGCTCATTGACCCCTCGATGCTCTCGTAACATACATTTGTGATGAAAGGTGGGATATTTGGTGAAACGTCAAGCTCAATCCTTTTTTGAAGACGAATTCCCCACACCAGTTACTTACAGCGAACCGGAAGCCTGCCCGCTCTGCCACTTTGCAATCGTGCCTAATCGCATAGATGAGGAATGGTATAAGGACGATTTAGGCAATCGCCATCTCGCCGTCTTCTATACCTGTCCGCATTGTTTCCGTCCCTTTGTTGCTCACTTTATGGACAGTGAACTACCCGATTGCCCTATGTCCCCCTACCTCGATTACTGTGCGCCTGAGTTCTATTCCGCGCAGCAGTTCGAGGATAGTATCAAAGACTTGTCACCGCAGTTTGTGAAAATCTACAACCAAGCCCTTGAAGCGGAAAGTCGCGGCCTTGATGAGATAGCCGGTATCGGCTACCGGAAAGCCCTGGAGTTTTTAGTCAAGGACTACTGCAAGCACGTGTACCCGGAAAATGGCGACAAGATTGAGAGACTCAGCTTAAGCCAATGTATCTCTAACTACATTACATATGAAAAAATCAATACACCTGCCAGTCGTGCCGTATGGATCGGCAACGATGAAACGCATTATATCCGGAAGTATGAAAACCGCGATGTGTCGGATATGAAGAAATTCATCGCAGCCATCTTGCATTACATCAGCATGGAACTTGCCGTAGAGGACGCCGCTTCAATGTCTCCGGCTCATTGAACCGGGTACGTCCCCAGCAGCTTCCCGTCAAGGCTCCAATACTTGGCTACGATACGAAACGGATCTTCTGGTGTACCGTGCCCGACCTCCTCTTTGGTCTCGATCACCGTCACCACTCTTGCGCTGTCCACCCCTCTTGGTTCGACAGCGCATTTTTCTTTTGCGTTTTTCACGTCCAATTCCCTCCTCCCCTCGGCTGTTTTTTCATGCCCTCTTTTAAGAGCACTTGCATAAAGTCATCCAGCATTCCTGTACGTACGCGGGTCAACGTTCAGCAGCAGGCAGAGTGACAGATACGCATAGACATTCAGCTTCGTCCGCCCCGCCAGAGCGGATTGCAGCGTCGAATACTTCACGCCTGACCGCCTGCTTGCCGCAGCCATTGTCATGCTGCGCTTATTCAGCTCCCGCCGAATCATTTCTTCTGGTGTCATAGTTTCCTCCGTTTACACTTCGTATCAGCCGCCGCCGGATCGCGGCCTGCTCCTCTGCGCTGGCCATGCGGAAGTCCTCAAGAAAGCGTTCCTCGTCCGGTGTCAGTTCTGCTCCGTCCTCGAACAGCAGCCACCAATCAACACCGAGCACTCTCCCGATTTTTTTCGCACTGTCTACGGACGGAGCACTCTTTCCGTTTTCGATGTTGCAGTAGGTTGCCTGTGCGACTCCCACTGCCTTTGCTACTTCGCCCTGCTTGAGTCCAAGTCTTTCGCGTACATATCGAATGTTCACCAC